CTCGTATTTGAGCCCCCGAAAAGCCGCCTGCCCTTGAGATAACCCCAAAGCCAGTGCTCGAACGGCTTAAGAAAAGAAGCCAACGCCAGGTTATACCTAGGACTCCTGGGAAAAATCATCCTAGGCTTCGGATCCTTGCCAGGCGCAAGCTTCTCAGCCTTCAGAAACGCTCTCAACTTGGCGTCCGCACGGCACACCGGACCATCCACTGCCAAAGAGCGCTCTGCATCGAGGTAACGGCGCCTCATAGCTCCAGTGTATGAAAGCGCCGTTTGGAGGTGGCTCCACTGCTCCCCTGACCAGGCCCTGGAGAGTCCGGCCAACCTAGAGAAGGCACGACAGACACCCCTGGACAGGACCGGGTCGGGACCTTTAGGAAGTGGAGCCAGAGACCGCCATGCCAAGGCAGCGATCTCGTTGTGGTAGCAGCTGGCATGGACGCCCGGCACCCAAGTGCCTACAACCCCCGAGCGCCATGCCACCCACATCTGCCTACGAGCCTCGGGCAGGCAGACACACTCACCACGTGCTTCCAGGGAAGCGTCCTCAGCGAGGACAAGGTCGATGTTGCCAACACACCTCCCATACGTGGCCAGCGGTCGGTCCTAAGACCACCAAGGCAAGGTTGGTTCGTGCTGGATGGTGTCACGGGCCTTGCGCTCCCGATCACCCACCATCCAAGCCCACCCCACAGTGCTCTCCATAGCCACCATGGTAACAGAGTCGGCTAAACCCTGTTTCTTGCACCACTCCAACGCACGAGAGCGCAGAGCAAGCACAAGAGTGGACTCCCTAGGGCGTAAAAACCCATAGGAACACAGACGGGCGAACAGCTCCGGGAACAGTGTCTCCACCGTCCCGTCCCTGCGTTCAACGACCAGGTAAGCCACCCTGGTCTTGTCGCCACCGACGTCACCGTGGACGGATCCACCTCCAAGGATCCTTACCTCGCCTGTCCGGTGGGCTAGCAGAAGGTTCACGCCCGCCGAACGTTCGCAAGAGGGGAGGTCTGGCGTCCACCGCCCTCTCACAAACGCACCGACCGAACCGCCCGGAAGCGGCCCAAGAACGTGCTCCAACTGCCGCACCCACCTGGCACGGGGACGAGGTCTGGCACACAAGTGTGCCGTGAAGGGTGTATGCTCCACCTCCTCCACAACCTCTGAGCCAACAGGCTGTCCACACCTGTCGACCAATCGCGGGCCTGGGGTTACCCCCAAGACCACGCCCGGTGAGGCCCACCGGATCCCGACCAACTCAAGGGCTCCGAAGAGGCACCCCAAGAGCAGCCAGCTAATTAGGATGGTTGCCCGCCACAGCAACCAAACAGCGCCAACCGCAACGAAGGCAAAGAGAACAACGTGCATCGGGTTGTCCAGG